GCCCTGACACTCGAGGGCTACCAGAATTCGAGCCTTACCGCGGGTGTCGCCACCACCAAGACGATCACCGGCGCCGACGGCAAGACCTTCGTGTTGGCGGGCGGCTCGTCCAACAAGAGCGCGAACGCGACCCAGGCGGTGACCTTGGGCCAGACGCTGTTCGCCAGCGTCACCGCGCTCCAGGGCGCGGTCGCCTACGCCTGGTATGTCGGCACCGCCGGCGCGGAGACCCTGCAGGCGATCACCACGATCAACAGCGCCAGCTTCGCCGCGCCGCTCACCGGCGGCCAGCAGGCGGTGTCCGCGGTCACCGCGGATAATTCGGCCAATCCGAGCTACGCCTATGACGGACTGCTCACCACCGCACTGAAAGCGGGCTCGAACGCCTATGTCAGCACGCTGGCGACCGGCACCGCAGGTACCGGCACGCCGCTGACCGCCTCGGGCCGCGGCTCGGTCGTCGAGATCGACGCGATGTTTCAGCAGATGTGGAACCTCTACCAGGTGTCGCCGACCGTGCTCTACGTCAATGTGCAGGAGCTGAAGAACATCACCAGCAAGGTGCTGTCGAACGCGTCGGGGCCGCTGCTTCGCTATGAGGTGAGCGCCGACGGCAACGCCTACGATCTGGCAGCCGCGGGCGCGGTGTCGTTCTACTTCAACCCGTTCACCTTGAATGGCGGGCTGCGCATTCCGGTCCGCATCCATCCGCGCGTCCCGGCCGGCACGATCATCGGCTGGGCCGAAAACCTTCCGATACAGTACCAGTCGAACGAAGTGCCGAACGTCGCCGAGGTCAAGGCCCGGCAGGACTACTACCAGATCGACTGGCCCGTGGTGACCCGTCAGCGCCAGGTCGGCGTCTACGCCGAAGAGGTGCTGGCGATCTATGCCCCGTTCGCGATGGGCGTCATCACCAACATCGGGAATGGGTAATTGCTCTAGTTCACCACTGAGGCGGCGAGACGGTGAGGATGATCACCCGTCCGTCGCCTCACTTCCTCTGCGGTGAATTTTTCGATGGGCAAAGCAATGGCTTTTGGCGATCTCACGACTCTTGCCGGTGTCAAGAGCTGGCTGCAGACCGGACAGGACGCTTTCCCGGACACCGACGATGCGTTGCTGGTGCGCCTGATCTCGGCGGCAAGCCAGTTCATCCAGAGCTGGCTTCATCGCCAGATTGCCCTCGGCGATTGGCGGGAAATCCGCGACGGCACCGGCGGACAGCGCCTCGCCTTCGCCAACATCCCGGTCGCTGCGGTGCTGTCCCTGTCGATCGACGGGCTGGAAATACCGCCGGCGCCGAGCGATGGCGGCTTTGGTGCCGGTTACGTGTTCAACCCGACAGAGCTGGCCTTGCGCGGCTATGTCTTCACCCGCCGCGCGCAGAATGTGATCGTCACATATACCGCCGGCTATGCAGTGACCCCACCCGACATCGCGCAGGCCTGCATCGAGCTGGTGTCGCAGCGCTATCGCGAGCGAACCCGCATCGGCGAGGTTTCGCGCGCCTTGGGCGGTGGCGAAACCGTCACCTATTCCCAGCAGGACATGAGCGACGACGTGAAGCTGCTGCTCTCGCAATATCGTGCCCTGGCGCCGGTCTCGGGCTTTGCACGGCGCCAGGGCGCCACCGCGACCGACTCCGCGCTGCTGGCGGCCGCGTTATGATCACGCGCGAGCCGATCTATGCCGCGCTGTTCACGCTCGTTGCAACTGCGGCCAATTTCGTCACGACATCGCGACGACTGCGTCACTGGAGCGGCCTCACTCCCGCAGAGCAGCCGGCGCTGTTCATGCGCCAGAAGGCGGAGCTCGCATCGGTGGCGACGCTCGGCGCGCCGACGGTATGGACGCTCGTCGTCGAGTTCTATGTGTACGCGCATGCGAGCAACCCTTATGTGGCGCCGGCGACCGTGCTCAATCCGCTGATCGATGGCGTCGAGGCGGCGCTCGCGCCATTGCCGGCTACCGGGTTGCAGAACATCGGCCTGTCGGCGGCAGTGCAGCACGCCTACATCGCCGGTAAAATCGAAACCGATGAGGGGGTGCTCCGCGACCAGGCGGTCGCGATCATCCCGGTCCAGATCCTCTGCCTCTAGCAGGAGTTGACCAATGGAAGAGACCGCCGCCCCTGGCGTTGCGGGGTCGCCGGGCGTCCCGGCCGCGTCGGGATCGCTCGATGACATCGTGGAGCGCTGGTGGGCCGATCATTTTCCCGGATCGCCGGTGGCCCAAGTGACGCCGGCCTGGAACCACGCTTTTGCCGCCAAGGAAGAGCTGAAGCGGCGCCTGAAGGGAGTTCTCTGACATGCAGCTTGCATTCGGCGCCGGGGCGCTGTGGGGCAATCGAACCGACGTTACCGGATCGGGAATCGGGCCCGACCAGTTCGGCATCCTCCAAGACGTGCAGATCGATTGGGACTGGCAGACCAAGGAATTATGGGGCCAGTTCCAGTTCCCGGTCGATATCGCTCGCGGCCAGGGCAAGATCAGCGGCAAGGCGAAATTCGCCCGCATTTTCGGTGCGATCTACGGCGATTTGTTCTTCGGGCAGATCCCGGCGACGGGCCAGCTGACCGTTTCGGAGAACGAGGCGGCGACAATTCCGGCGACCACCCCCTATACGGTAACGGTCGCCAACGCCGCCAGCTACGTCGACGATCTCGGCGTCTTTTACGCCGCCGGCGCCAGTGCCGGTAACCGCTTTACACGGGTCACAACGCCATCGGCAGCGGGCCAGTATTCGGTCAATCTGACGACCGGCATCTACACCTTCGCCGCCGCCGATGCGAACGCCTCGCTGCTGATCAGCTACCTCTACAATGTCAGCGGCTCCGGCAAGAAGCTGGTGCTGACCAACCAGTTCATGGGCTACACGCCGACCTTTAAGGCAACCTTCTACACGACCAAAACCACAGGGAGCGTTCCGGCCGGGTTGGCGCTCGTGTTGAACGCGTGCACCGCGATGAAACTGGCGCTGCCGACCAAGACCGACGATTACGAGATTCAGGAATTCGACTTCAGCGCCTTCGCCGATGCGACCGGTACGATCGGCACATTGAGCGTCAACGAGTAGGCGCGATGACCGAAACCATCGCCCTGGGCGGACGAGATTTCGAGGTCCGCCCACTGAAACTCGGCCAGTTGCGCCACCTGCTGGACGCGCTCGACGACATGACCGGCACATCGGGCGGCGCGCTGATCGAGGCCGCCGCCAAGGTGGTGACAGCCGGGCTCGCGCCGGCGCGCCCCGAGCTTACCCCCGATGCCGTGCTCGATCTCGAAGCGACGCTCGAAGAGCTCAACGCGGCGGTGGCGGCGATCCTGCGCATCGCCGGGCTGACCCCAGTGGAGCACGCCATGGGGGAAGCGCGGCCGGTGGCGAGCCCGGAAGAGGCCCCCGGGAACAGCTCGGCGCTCTCTACGCCGCCCTCGCCACCGGCTGCTCCTATTCCTACCGTGTCATCGACGGCATGACACTCGCCGAGACCGGCGAGATTTTCGAGTATTGGGAAGAAAACCCGCCGGCGCACCTGATGCTGCAGACGATCGCGCGCATGCTCGGCTGGATCCCCCGCGCTGCACCCGCAGGCGCGCCGCCGGTCGAGGAGATCGCCGCTGCCGCGCCGCCCGGGCTCGCGGTGGCGCGCGGCGGCGATCTCGGGATGCCGGTGCCGCTCGACCTCGAAGCGCTGCGCGCGCGCAACCGGGCGCAAGCCGTCGCCATCGCGCACCGCAACCGGGGCGCGGCGGGCGGCTAACGTCATTGTCGCGTCGCGGCTGTGCCGCATAATCTCTGCGCCGACATTCGGCGCGGAGGGACGGCAATGCGGTGGCTGCTGCTCTGCGGCCTGGCGCTCGGGATCGCTGGCGGTGCCCATCCAGCGCCGGCGATAGCCGCGCCGCCGGCTGACGGGCCCGGTTGCATCGGCGTCATGGTCGAGGAATGCGTGCGCTGGCTGCGGGCGACGATGACGATCGACGAGGATTTTCTCGTCGGGGCGATGGCGCACCGGCACGACATGGACGTCAATGGCAGGCCGATCGGCGGCGGGCTTGTCTCGGTCTATGCCCAACTCCCGGGCGAACTCTACAATTTCGTCATCCTGCTGCATCTGCGGCCGGACGATACGGTGCAGCGCGCCGAATCGAACTTGTTGCACGATCTGCTGACGACTGAGACCGAGCGGTTCTACGACCAGAGCAAGGTCTATGACATCGTCTGGCGACTGCTGGGCCGCCGCTGTCCGGGGATCAGCAAGATCGATCTTTACCGGTTTTTCGAAGATTCGGTGAAACCCCGGGTCACCCACCAACGGCAGGATCTCTCTAGCGGGATCAATGGCCTACATCGGATCTGGTCACGCGCTACCGTCCCCTATTGCGGCGGCGTTGGCCTCGCCTACACCCACATCCTCGAGTGGCGGGGGGCGAAGGACCCGGAAGCCGCAGCTAAGGCGACAGAGTCTGTCTCGATCGCATTGCAGTAGCAGCATCAACAATCAGCCAACCTCTGCGGAGGCTTATTGCGGGGCGCCTGGCGCCCCGCTTGCATTTGAGGTGATCAGTGGCCGACGAGGTGCAGATCAGGTTCGGCGCCGATATCGGCGGCGCGCTATCGGCGCTCAACGCGCTGAAG